TTAAATGAGTAGAGTTTGCCCAGCTGGTCTTGGTTATTTGGAGCTTCCTGCTCCTGTTTTTGTGCTAAAATAGCCATTTTCTTTATTGTTAGTTAGTTTAAATTCAAAACTTTTTGACCTAACCAACGACAAACGGCTTGACTAATAGATAATACTCTATTATCCTAAGACCAATCGTTGCTGGTTTAGTTGTTATTAGTTAAAAAAGCACGGTTGACGTATCGTTAGATACATCTGAGTGTTTAGAAAAGTTTTATAAAAGACCGCCAAGAATTTTAATAAAAGACTTTTCTCTGTGTGTTTTGTTATTCTATAATTTTCCTTTTAAAAGATACCTCCAATAAACTTAATTTATCAAAATTCTCATCCGAGAATATAATCACAATATTATCCTAAAACTTAAAATCAAGCTTTACAAGGGTAGCCTAATGGTTACTGAAGAGATTGTCAATTTACTTTTTTGATTTATATTTTTATGACTTGGGGAAAATAATTTTATGAGCGAATTATTTAACGCTATAGACACTACTGGTCTTTTATCTAAGAGTCAGAAAACAATAATTAAATACATCCTTTCTTTTGATTCAAGTAAGGGGTTAACTGCTAATTCAATCCAGAATTACACAAAATCGTCAAAACAAGCAGTTAATACTAACCTTAACCTTCTTATTAAGAGAGGTTTTTTGTACCGAAAAAAAGACAGAATTTATTTGTATTATTGTAATGACAAAAAAATACAAGAGATAGTAGAAGAGTATAAGCAATCTTTAAAATAAGACTTTTTATATAACTTTTTTATTGACTTCTATTTTTTCTACTATATACTTATCTTAAGTAAGGCATAAAAAAACGCCTTAAGGCTCACAGCTTAAGACGTTTTTATGTAATACTTGTTGAGAATATTTTAACCTTCAAAAATCTAAATATTCTCAACTTTATCAACTCAACCTTTAACAGGAGAATTATATGCATAATAGCAACAATTCCGCCTTAAGTAAAGATACAATCTTTGGGGCATCAAATCACACCAATATTAATTTCACATTAAACAATTCATCAGTTCTAGAGGAAATCAGCGTTTCTAAGGCTAAAGAAGCGTTAAAGAAAATGCTACTACCTACAAAAGAAGCGGTACAAGTATTTTCTAATCTTGAGCAATTAAGAGAAGCGGTAAAACTTAACAATGAGCGTCAAGCCACCGAATTACCTGAGAATATAAAGGAAACTCCTAAGTTTCATGAAGTTAAAAGCGAGAGTGTAGAGCTATCTGATTCTGCTAAGGAAACTTTTGCAAGGATCGGAGCAAGGGCAAGAGAAGCTTTCATAGAAGATCAGATAGAGCGGGCTATTGCTTATAATATCCCTTATGAGCGTTATAGTGATGATTACTATAGGCTTATGCAGGATATTGACCAGTATGAGTTTCTACTTGAGAAAGCTGAAGACCTTGGAATTTATTTTGATACTAGCGAATATGACCCTGTGGCTTTAGAGCAAGAAATCGAAGCCTACAGAGAAAGTGAAAGAAGAAGTAATAACCTGATGCATAGCGATTACTTTTATTCTGGGAGGGTAGCCCTATGACCCAGCAGAATAAAGGTACAAAAGGAAAGCAGAAGTTCAAGGCAATATTTAGCCATTACGTTGCTGTTAAATACGAGCCTCATTATGTTTTTACTACTGAGAAGGCACTTTTAGTTAAATGTAACGATTACCCCGACATGATCGGGGAATTGAATGCATATGAGAGAGTAAGCCTTACTGCTGAAATTCAGGAAACGTGCAAAGCCGGCGTGATACTAAAGAACGTAGAATGGAGGCCGGCAAATGAGTAATAAAGAACAATGGCTTTTAGAGCGTAAAGTTTATTTGGGTGGGTCTGAAATTGCCCCTATCATGGGGTTGTCTCCATGGTGTACGCCTTTAGATGTCTACAGAGACAAGATGAACCCTGCTGTTATTTATGAGGAGGAAAGCGAAGATTTAAAACGAGGTGTTAGAGTTGAGAAGTATATATTGCAGGAATACAGCGAAGTAAATAACTGCTCCCTTAAAACTAACCTACCGCCTTTTATCCATCCAGAATATCCGTTTATGCGGGGTAATATAGATGCCAAAGTTGTCGGTGAAAATGTAATAGTTGAGGCTAAGTCTACGAAATGCCCGATTGCCAAGTGGGAAGAGGGAATACCCGAGTATTATAGAACACAGGTTGCATATTACGCTATGCTATCAAATGCCGATAGGGTAGACGTTCCCGTGTTATTCAGTAATTGGCAATATGCCTGTTTTACTTACTGGCGGGACTATGAATATGAGGCTCGTATAAAAGAAGCCGTTATAGATTTCTGGAACAATCACATTGTAGCAGGTATTCCGCCTGAGCCGTCAACCCCTGCTGAGTTATATGAAGTTTATCCTAAGTTAGAGACTGCCAAAACAATCAAAGCTGATAGTGATATTAGGGAAAAGATTAACATATGGCAGGAAACTGCAATGAAACGTAAAGAACTTGAGAAACGAGAAGAAAAGCTAAAAATTGAAATCCAAAGTTTTATGGGGGATGCAGGTATTCTTGATGCGGGGTTCTGCAAAGTAGCCTTAAAAGAGCGAACTGCTACCAGACTTGATACCGGTGCATTAAAAGAAGCGATGCCCCAGCTTTACAAGGAATACTCAAACGATAATACATATAGAATTCTGCAAATTATAGGAGGGTAAGAAATGAGTGCAACTATGCCAAACGGAAGTTATCAAAGCGAGGAATTACATCAATCGGCAATATCGGTTTATGAAGTAGAAACACCACAAAACCAAAATAACGCTCATAGAGAGGTAAAAACCGACAATATAGGTAATCATGGCTTAAATAACGACTCTAATGCTGCGGGAGCTTCTATAGAGGTTATAGAGCAGGATAAAGTCGCAACAATAGTACCGAAACCAAAAGATGGAATATATGAGCTATGTAGTGCAAGAAAGGACAAGTTATTACCGTTTTTAAATAACAATACACTGCTGTTTGAAAAGCTTGCTAGGTCTTTTGCATGGGAAATCAATACCAATGATAAGCTTAGGATATGCAGTCAGTTATCGATAGTAAATGCCTTTTATAAATGCTGTGAGTACGGACTAGACCCTGCCTCATCACTTGGACAAGCTTGGCTTATTCCTTATAAGTCAACAATTGACTTGCAAATCGGCTATAGAGGATGGCTTAAACTGCTCTTCAATAATCCGCTCGTGTCTAACGTTTACTCTTACGGGGTTTATAAGGATGACCTCTTTGAGTACGAACTTGGGATGAATCCTAATATTAAGCATATTCCCTCTAAAGAAAAGCAACATAAGGATAACCTGATAGCGACTTACGGAGTAGTAAAGCTTAAATCAGGTGAGGCACAAATAAAGGTGTGTTTTAGGGATGAGATTAACGAGAGTATGGAATCTTCCCGTAGTTCGCATAAGCCCGACTCGCCATGGGTAACACACTTTGAAGCGATGGCGTTAGTCGTGCCTATTCGAAAATTGGGAAAGAACTTAGGATTACCTCTCAAGATAGAGGATTATGACGAAGGTGTAAATTACGAAATAAAAAATAATTTATAAATAATTAAAAAACAGGGAATATCCCGTATGAAAAACAATAAATACAAATATCAGATATTGTTTATAATCTCTACTTTAATTATAATGGGGGTTAACAGTGTGGTATTTGCTAATCCGCAAATTGCCAACATCAGTTACTGGTATGGGGATGATGACATTAGAGCAGTCATTAAAAGCCGTCTTGGTGATAGTGTATATATTGCCCCTGCAGTACCAAATAATGCTGAATTAATTAGGGACGTAGCTGCTGCTGCTTTGACCGAGGCACAAGCAGGAAAACCTGCTCTGATACCGGTAAATCTGAATAATAATCACTGGACGGGAATTGCCATCAGGATGAAAGCTGACGGTAGTATTATCGTATTTTATAACGATTCTTTCGGCACTCCTGTTGTTGGCGTAAGTAGTGAAAGCGGCCAGTATATTGATGCCATAAGGAAGATACTACCTATGGCCGAAATTGTTGATCTGCAAGTCCATCAACAGAACGACGGATCGAGTTGCGGTGCATTTACGGCGGAGAATCTGATAGCCTTAGCGGGTTTAAGTCAGGTAAACCTAACCCCTGAAGCAGCAAGAGGTTTACTTGCTAATATTAATGACGCAAGAACCATTCGTATTTTGCAGCTTGGAAGCCTCGAGGCAAAAATAATAGCAGCTAGCGAAATAATAGCAGGAAGTGTGGCCGGCCAGTATGTGGAAGCAGTAAGCGGCGTTGCCTTTTCCGATATGGCAAATGTTGCCGTAGCTACAGCGGACAGGCTTACTCATCTGTATTTGATTGATACCGGCAATATGGGTGTATCCGGCGGAGACGAGGAATCAAGTTACGGATTGTGGGCACTGGGAAGTTATGGAAGCGGTATATTCAAGCCTCAAGATTCTCTGCAAGTAAAACAGAAATCTAC